CGCTTATTAGACACTCTGCTGGCACGGACAACAAAACCCGCGCCCGCGAATACCACGACAAATTCAAAGCCAAGCTCTGGGAACAAGCCCGGCTTGGTGTGAAGGCCAAACACACGTGGGATGAGGCAGCCTTGAAGTGGCTTGAGGAAACAGCAGCGAAGCGTTCGGCCAACAATGACCGGCGCCACATCGCGTTCTTCACGCCGCATCTGCGTGGCAAGACGCTCGATCAGATCACCCGCGACGTTGTGCAGGTACTGGTTGAGACAAAACTGTCGGCAAAAAGCAACGCCAGCCGCAACCGGCATGTGGCCACGGTGCGGGCCATCATGCGGCGGGCGCAGCGCGAATGGGGCTGGATCGATCATGTCCCAGCGTTTCGCATGTACCCAGAGCCAAAGGGTCGTACCCGTTGGCTGACGCAAGAGGAAATTGCGCGTCTGCTGGGAGCGCTACCAGAACACACCAAGCCTATTGTCGTGTTCAGTCTGGCCACCGGCTTGCGGCTGGCCAACGCTGTGCGCGCTCAATGGTCGTGGGTGAATGGCCGCGCGCTCACCATACCCGGTGAGCTGTTCAAGAATGGTGAGACCCACGCCTTGCCGCTGAGCGATACGGCGTGGGCGATCATCGAGGCGCAGCGGGGCAATCACCCCGAAGCGATCTTCACCTACCGCGGCAAGCCGGTGCTGCGGGTCAATCAGCGCGCTTTTCGCAAAGCGGTGCAGCGGGCCGGGCTGGCGGATTTTCGCTGGCACGATTTGCGGCACACATGGGCCAGCCACATGCGTCAGGCTGGCGCCAGCTTGGAAGATTTGCAGGAGCTGGCGGGGTGGAAGACGCAATCAATGGCGCGGCGCTATGCCCATATCAACGTGAGCCATTTGGCGCCTGTGGCGGCGCGTGTGGACACAGTTTTGGGCACAGTTCTCGCCATAGGACACACATTTGGACACACCCCGAAGGAGGCGGGGGCTTAAGTTTCAGCTAAGTCTTTGAAATCGTGGTGCCCAGGGGCGGAATCGAACCACCGACACTGCGATTTTCAGACTTAGGTTGCCATAGCGAAATCAATTAGTTAGGGCCGCCCGTGCAACGGCTTCGTAACGAAAAACACCAATGAAATCAATGTTCACAATTCTGCGACTGACACACTTTTGGACACACCCAAACACCGGGAATCACTCCCATTACCTTGCGATGGATTGAACCAAAATCGACCGAAAAGGCAGCATCCCGAATCGTAACATCGGGAGTGCGACCATGTATGTCTGCCACTGCTTCCGCACCTGTTTATGCGACTATTACCGCAAGCAAGGCCATGAGCTGGCCAGCAAGGTTGTCAAAGTCGGGGCCGATCTAAACAGCAAGGAAGCTGACGCCTTGCTCTACACAATGGCCGGCCATCGCCCGAAGGGCAAAGACCGTCTGGCCTTTATCCAAGGTTGGGTTGAGGTGAAATCCGAACAACGTCGAGACCACAAGCGCCGATGGGGCTGGTAAAAAAAACGGCCACCCGAAGGCGGCCGTAAACTCATCAAAGCAGGATGGCGGATAGATTTTACCTAATCATTCGCCAAACAGCGGAAATCCGAATTCATCGGTTGGTTGTGTTGGATATTGCTGGCTGCCCAGCAAGCCGCCCATCGTCGGGGCCGTGCGGCGCACCACCGAGGCAACGGGAGCCATGCCGGGCCGTGCCTGCATTGCGGCAGCCATGAACTTCTGGCCGGGGCCGGTGTAGGCCATGGCGGGCACTGCGGCGGCGTAGAGTTTGGGGTTCAACAGCATGCCGGGGTGAGAAAAGATCGCACCGGCCAAGCCCGCTTCGCCAAGGCGGCCAGCTGTGCCGCTGTCGGGCACGCTGTTGCCAAGCACTTGCTGGGCTGTCTGGGCAAAGTCGGTGTTCATCCCCTGCCCTTGTGCCCGCTGGCCGGCGCTCAAGTCCTTGCGGACCGCAGCGGTGTATTGAGCTGGGGAGAAGACGTTGCCGCGGTTGAAGGCGCCCACGGTGCCCGCGGCGCGCTCCATCTGCTTGTACTGTGACCATGCGGCGTTAGCGCTGCCAATCGCGGGCTGCACTTCGGCAGGGCTGGCGCGGAACGCAGCGCTGTTGACGGCATCGCGAAGGTTGTCCAGCGCCGAACCCAATGCGCGCTCTTCCACGTTGGCGTTGCCGGCCGTGTTCTGACGCACAAAGCTGCCAATCATCGAACGGGTGTCACCCCACTGCGTGCCTGACATCTGGCCGTTCTTGAGCTTGTCCGTGATCTGATTTTTGATGATGTTGTCAAACTGGTCGATTTTGCCGGGGGCAGTCTGCGCCAGCTGAGTGCGGATCGTGGCCAGCTCAGTGCCGAATGTCGGGTCAGCGGCAAATCGCGCTTTTGGCGCCACGTCGTCGTAGACTTTGCCAATGGTGTTGGCCACATGCTCTTGCAAGGCTGAGCCAGCGCCGATGTCCTTGGGCACAGTTTGGCCGATAGGCGCCAAGGCGCGGTTGGCCACAGCCACGTTGAAGTCGTTGATGGTGCGGCCGCGCGCGGCGTTAATCAGGTTGCCCACGACGGGCATCGAGCTGAGCTTTTGCTCGGCCGCGTTCCATGCGCCGCCGGCCATCTGGCCAGGTGTTGGTGTGATGCCGGCGTCCATGAGCTTTTGCACTTCGGCCGAGGGGCCAGCGGGGGACAGCATCTTGGCCGCGGCAGCACCGACGGGCGCCATGGCCAAGCCGCCCAGCGCGCCGCTCTTCATCTGATCGCCCTTTTGCTGCCAGAAGTCGCCTTCTTCGCGAACGGGATTGATGAGCGAGGCTTCGGCCCCGCCCACAGCGCCAGCCGCCGCAGCGGGGGCCAACGATTGGATGAGTTTGGGGGTCGCTTTGGGCAACACCTTGGCCGTTACCTCAGCGGCCTTCGCGCCCGGCGCGACAGAGCCAAGCAAGCCGTCAGTCATCACCATGGGCGCCACTTCGCCGACAAAGTTGCCAGCGCCGGCCATGGTGGGGTTGTTGTTCTGGTAGGGGCTGTATTCAGAATCGAGCTTTTCCATGCCGCGCTTGGCGTCGTTGACCAACCAATCGCCAGCCTTGCCAAGATATGAGCCGTCGCGGCCGACAGCCTTGGCGCCTTGGCCCAATAGCTGTTGAGCGCCCAGCATCATTGAGCCAAAGCCGTGGCCAAGGCCCGCGCCGAGCGAAGTCAGCATGTTGGGAGCTGGGCCGCCACTGGGCGTGTAGCCATTGACCGCTGCGGCGGCAGCTGCTGGCGCAGATTGAGCACCGTTGACTTGTGACCAATCAATCGCGCCACCACCGCCTTGTGCGGCTTGACCACCATTTAACTGAGACCAGTCAATCGCTGCCATTAAAACGCTCCCATCTGGTCAAGCTGCTGCACGCGAGGCAAGAGTGCCTTTTGTTGCGGCGTGAGCTTTCCCATAAAGTCTTGCAAGGTGCCGGCCGCCGATGCGTTGGCCAGTTGACGGCCAAGTTGCACGATTTGCGGCGTTGCCAGTCGGTTGAACTGGTTGATGAGGTTGGGCACGTTTTCCGTGCTCTTGCTCTTGTTGACTTCGTTGTTGAGGATGTTGGCGCGGGCTTCCTTGAGGTCGAGCTGTTGCGCCAGCAACGGCACCACCTTCAAAATGGCTTGGTTGGTCATTTCGCCGTTGGGGTTGCCGTGCAACAGCGTGTTGAGCTGGGCATCGGTGCCAGTGCCGCCAACGCCAAGCTGAGACATCACCAGCTGCGAAGACAGCTTGTTCATCACGTCTTGCGCTGTCTGGGCGCTTGTCATGTCAATGCCAAGGTTGTTGGCCAACGCTTTGAGCTTGGCCACTTCTGGTGTGCCGGGGCCAAACTTGGCGTTTGGATCAGCCGCCAATCGTTGAATTTCGCTCAGCATCTGACGGTGCAGGTTGACGTTGCCGCCGTCCTTAACCGCAGAATCGTAGTAGTCTTGACCTTGCTTAATCAGCGCCTTTTGTGTGGCGCTCATGTCGGGGCGAACCATTGGCTGTTGCGGTGCGGTAAACACGCCAGACGGGCCGTTTTCGTGCAGCATGATGGCCGCGCCAAGAGCATGGCGTTGCGCCGGATTGGACAAGTCAATTTGCTGGTCCGGCTTGATGCCCAAGCGCTGTGATACGTCCTTAATATATGCTTGGGTGTCGTTCTCGTTGGGTGGTGCCCATTTGCTGATGACACCCGCCAAGGTGTTGATGCCTTGCTTGCCGTAGCGGGCCAAGTTTTGGTCCATGGCAGCAACGCCCGTTTGGAAGTCGGGATATTGCGCCAACTTGCCACCCGGCATCATCGCACCGGGGTTGTTGTTGCGAAGCGGCGCGGGGCCGTTGCCCATGATCTGAGCACCCGTTGTATATACGGGATTACCCTTCTCATCGACACCAGTCTTGATTGAGCCGGCTTCGCGGCCTGTGGTGGCCGCTTGTGTGGACGCGGTGATTGCAGCCGTGCCCCCAGCGATGGGAACCACGGCCCAAGAGCCATCGGGCTGCTTGACGTTTTGAAAGCCCTCTGGTGCGGCCGAAGGCAGCATCGTGATTTGGCCGCTGTGTGGGTCGTAAACACCCCCGCCGGGACGTAAAGACGTGGGCGCCATGTAAAGCTGCTTTTGCACGTACTGGCTGGCCAAGCTCTTGCCCAAGGGAGAATTTGGGTCGATGCCGGCCGCTTTCATGTCGCGGGCAAACTGGGGCAATTCGTTGGCCTTGGCCATCGCTTCCCAATACTTTTCAGGGGCGTTCACAAACATGGCCAGCGACTGAGTGCCGCTCATGCCGGGGATTTGGAATTCATTGGCCACGTTCACGGCTGGTGCAGCTGCTTGTGCTGGCGCTGTGGCCGCTGCGGGCTGTGCGGCTTGTGTGGCTGTGCTGTCGCCACCAGCTGCGCCTGTGCCTGTGGGCGCCAACGAAGGGGCTGCCGCTGTCGTGCCTGTTGCAGCTGTCGGTGCTTGGCCGTTCAAACCCGCCGCACCAGGCATCAAGTTGCCCATGATGGCGTTGTTGATGGTCAAGTTACGCTTGGCGTTCTGCAACTGAATAGCGGCCAGCTGGCCCTTGACGCCTTGCTCAAGCGCGTTGTTGTAACCTTGTTGGCCAGCCAAAAAGCCGGCACCCAAGGCTTGGCCAAGAGAGCGCTTTTGTAAGCTGGGACCACCGGCTTGTAGCAGCGCCGCGGCGGCAGACAACAACCCCTGATTTTGGGCGTTGCCGATCTGCTGCTCGTTGAGAAGCCCTTGGTATGCGGAAGGGTCGCCGAAAAGGTTGAAGTCTGCCATCGTCGGTCCTTAGTGCAGCAAACCCTGCATCATCTGCTGCATGTTTGCGACAGACTGTGGGTTGAGAAGGGATTGCGTCACGTTCATCGGGTTGAGTTGATTTTGTACACTCTTGTTCAGCAGCTGCGTGGGCTGCATGAGTGATTGTAGGTTCTGTTGCATCTGACCGCCGCCTTGGCCAATCATGTTTTGATGGGCCAGCTGCTGTGCTTGCTGGTTAAATTGATTGGCAGTTTGGCCCATCATGCCCATGCCCATCTGGCCCATTTTCGTCCAGTCCACGGGCGGCTGCTGCATCGGCTGCTGCATAGGCTGCTGCATCGGCTGCTGCATCTGCTGTGGCGCTGTTTGGCCACCAAAAAGCCCTTGCAACCAAGAGCCAAAACCCGATTGTATTTCGTCCATATATTACCCCAACAATCCTGTAACTCGTTCCGCGACAATTTGGCCGCGGGGTTTGACAACAACGCCGCCCCCTGTTGGCGCCAGCAACCCGGCCGCCTTAACGGCTTCGGTCATTTTGCTATTCGGTGTAGCCAGCTCGGCCACCGGAACCCCCGCCGCGTTGTGCGCCACAACACCAGCGTCAAAGTCTTTGCTCTGATCGTGGTCAAAACCAAACAGAGCCTGGCCAACTGCCTTTTCGTCACCTTCATGGATGATCTTGATCTTTGCTGGGTCTTTTGTGATGACAAAGCCCCGTTTGGTCATGCCGGTGTGCAAACCCTTCGGGATGCTGGTTGGCATCGCCGAACCGGGCGTAATCAGCACCGTGTCGCGCTTGCTGGACGGGTCCATCAAAGCGGCGATTTGAGCGTCAGCGTACAGCTGTGGCTCTGGTGTTGGCTGCCCGATTGAGATCACAGCAGCCCCAAGAGAGCGCCACCAGCGGCACCCCATCCTGAACCGATGCCAAGAGCACTGCCCAAAGCCGCACCGCCCATCGCCCCGCCGAGCATGTTGGCACCAGTGTTGGTGTAATACGGCTGGCTGGTTGTGCCGCCCAACGCATTTGCGTTGGTGCCCATGGCCGATTGAACCAGCTGCTGTTGAACAAACGGCACGTTGTATTGTGCGTTGAGCACTTGCTGGTTGAGGTTTTGCTGGTTGAGGCCAAGGTTTTGCAGCGTGCTTGCGGCGTTGTAGCCTTGTGCCAGCTGCTGGTTTCCAAGGTTGCCCAAAGTCGCAGCGCCCATGTTGTTGACCATTGCGCCTTGCAACCCGGCGCTCTGGTTGGCCAAGTTGGCGGCCTGTTGGTTCGCTGTGTTGGTTTGGCCGATGTTCAGGCCGGCGTTGAGCGCGGTGTTGTAGCCGTTGCCCAACATATTCGAGATCATGTTGTTGTTGGCCAAGGCAAACTGGCCAGAAGTCAGTGCGTCTTGCACCGCTTGGCGCGATCCACCAAACGCGCCCGCGGCCGTTGCACTGCCCGCGTTTTGCTGATGTTGCAAGGCTTCGTTCTGGTTGGCCATTTGCAACGCAGAACCGATTTGGTTGTTGATAAACGGGTTCATCAGCGACTGCGTGTTGTTGGCAACGTCGCCGACACCCAGCTGCGCGCCTTGCACTTGCATGGGGCGGTAAGTGGCGGGGTTCTGTGCGGCGTTTGCGGCAAAGTTCAACGAATTCCAACCGGGGCTGCCGCCGGATGCAATTTGTGTCGCTAAGTTGGCCCCTTGGTTGTATTGGTCGGTAAATCCGGCAACGGGCTGCGGGCCAAGGCCCGGCGTTGACCCTATGGCCGCTCCCTTGATCGTCGTGACGTTGCCGTCTTCGTCTGTGATCTTTTGATCTGGGGCATAAGTAGTCTGCCCGAATGCGATACCCTGTGCGTGTTTCAGGTTATCGAGGTAGGCCGCCTTCATTTCCGGGTCTACGCTCTGGGTTACGGTTTGGGTTCCGCCGCCTTTACTCATATTCGTTCCTTAAATGTCTTTTACCTGTGTCACCCACCGTTCGGTGTAGCCTTCATCTTTCAAGAATGTTCGCAGCCAGCCGCGCCGGCCTGCCGTCGTCATCCGAGAGCACCCGAGTTGCTTGGCCCACGCTTCAATTTCGGGGCGCATCAGCGCCAGCTCTTCAAGCGTTCCGCCGACCAAAAAGTAGTGGCAGGCTCGGAGGCGGGGGTACGTGATGATTTCCGTGATGATGACGCTGGTGCGGCCCGGCCAGAACTGGAACAAACCGCGGGCCACGCCTTCGGCAATGTCATCCAGCGTGTGCGTGCCACCACTGTATTCAAGCGCCGCCGCAATCCAGGGGGCGCATCGGTCGAATTCCTTAACCCACTCGGGCAGGCTGCCGTCTGGCAGTTGGAACTTCTCGGTGTCGATGTGCATTTAAACTGCGGTCGCTGAAAGCGCCCCAGAATTGCTAACCGAAATGGCGTATTTAGTGCCATTCGGTGCTGTTAAGATTATACGGTTTTTTCCGAAGAACGCATCTTGATCTTTTTTGTAGTTCTTGGCGTCTTCTTGTTCGACTTGGCGTTGCACGTCTGACTGATGCAGCGGGTCGTATCTCTCGGGCGGGCGGGGCAGTCTCATCGCTTACTCCCCTGCACCACTTCCAGCCGGTAGTCGCCAATTCGCCAGTCTGCATCTTCTACCGCTTGAATGGTCATCTGCGCTTGGCGGCCCGTAAAGCGGGCATCGGTATAGCCGTTGACGTTGTTAAGAACGTAAGGGCCATACGTGGTTGTCGGCCCGGTGGGTGTGTTCTGCACGTCGAAAAACACCTCAAAGCTCTGGTGGTCAAAGCCGCCGTCGCCAATGATCTTTTGCACTTGCATTAAATGATCGCCTGAACCCAGCTCGACGACGGCTGTCTTGAGGAAGATGTTGTTGCGGGGCACGCCGTTGTTGCCGAAGCCGTATTCGTGCTGATAGATCAAGCCGTCAGCACCCACGGCCATGGGGTATTGCAGGGGGCCGCGGTCCACCCATGTGGTGCGTGCAAGCTGGCCCCAGTTCCAATGGTTTTCGCGGTAGTTGTAGCTGGCGTAGCTGTCGCATTCGACGCTGCCGGCCGATGGGTAGAACCACCACACTTCGCCAAACGCGCCATTGTGGCCGCAGTAGACCTTGGCGCCTTGCAGCACATTGAGGTTGGCAAAAATGTCGTCTTGGATGGGGCAAGGCAGCGGCTTCACATAGCCGTCGTACAGCCAGAAGCCCTTGTCAGACATCCAAAACGCCATTTGGTCCAAGCTCACCATGGAGCGAGGGCCAAGCGCGCCGCAGCCACTGGCCAAGCGCTGAATGCCGTAAATGTAAGGCGTGGACACATACTGCATGAAATGCACGTCCACGTCGGTCCAAATCAGATTGCCGCCACGCACCTTGCGGCCAGATTGCACGACGCCGTTGGTCGAGAGTTGCAGCGAACCAGCCGTGTTAGTCACGGCTGGCGTCCATACGGTGTTGTCACCTTGGGTAGACCAAGAGACGTTGCGTGGGTCGCCACCCGCCCCAAGCGCCACTTGGTAGCGTTCTTCAGTCACGAAGGTGGAGCGGCACTGTGTGGGGGCGCCAGAGATGACCGTGGCAGCTGCGGCAGAGCCAACCGTGGTTGAGGGCACCCACTGATACAGGTTGCCGTCGCTGGTGCAGCAAGCCACCAAGTTTTGGCCCCAAGTGTCCAAGCTCCATGTGGCGGCTTCAAGCACCAGCCCGGTTGAGCTGCGAGCGGTGCCGTAGGCTTGCTTGCCGTAGTCCCCTGCCCCAAAGCCCAAGCCGTACAGGCTGTCTTGGCGGCCCGCTACGAAGCCGCTGGGGGTGATGTCGGCCACTGCCCCGCTCAAGGTCACGTAGAGCTTGTTGTTGGTGCCAAGGGCCAGCCAACGCTTGGCTGCCAGGTCACGCCAAGCCACGCCCCCGCGGGCCATGCCGTTCAACGGTGTGGTGATGGTTTTGCCCCAGCCGCCAACGGCTCTGATCGCGCCGTTAAAGAAGCGGATCAGGTTTCCGTCGTACCACTTCCCCTTGTCTTGATAGGGGGTGCCTTGGCGGGAAATGCCAGCGGGCAAATCAATCGTTACGTAGGCACTCATTTTGTCGGGGTCGAGTTAAACAGCAAAAGGTCTTTGTTCTGGCTGCTCGCCGAAGAACCGAAATAGAAGGTCACAATGCCGGTCCAAGCAGTGCCGAGGCTGCCCAGCATGATCATCAGCTCATTGGACTTTTCGGCGCGGCCGGACATCAGCGCGTACAGAATGCCGAAGAAACCAACAGTCACGCCGATGGCCAGCGTGCCCGGAATCCACGACTTCGTGGTGGATTGCATGTCGCGCGCGCTCTTGCGGTCTTCCGTGGCCAGCTTCTCAAAGTCCAAGCCCATTTCCTGAGCTTTGGCCTTCAAGTTGATTTCGGCCGTCTGAATGGCGGCGATTTGGTCGCTTGTCAGCTTGCCGCTTTCTACCACCTTCTGGGCGTCTTCGGCGCTTACGCCGAGCACTTTGGAGATCGCTTCATAGGCAAGGCCGCCCAGCGGCCCGGCAATAGCGGTCGCAATCGTTGGGGCAATCGTTTCTAGCCAATTCATTTTTTATTCCACAGATCAAAGAGGGTTTTGACTTTCTCTTCCAACACGCCGATCCGCACTTCCATTTTGGCCAAAACCACCACCAGCGTGACAAACGCCACCACAATGGGCCAAAGTTTTGCGAGTAGATCGACGGTATCCATGACTATGCGAGCTGGCCGCCAGCGGCCTTGTAATATGCAAGCAGTTTGGAAATTGAGTTCTGGTGCTGCCCGTAGTTGTTGCCGGGCAGCGAAGCCCAAATATTACTACATTTGTAGATCGCGGTCTCAATACGTCCGGCTTCAATATCGGGCAGCGCTTTGCGTTCTGCAATTTGTTGCACGGCAATCGTGTCTTGGCTGACGGGGGAAAAATCCGTCAACTTCAACTGCGCTTTGTATGCGTCGAAATAGCGGGCCAACAGCTGATATCGCCCGGCCGCCGTCGATTCAAGGTGGGCGTTCAAATGCACCAACTTGCGAGGATGGTCGGCGTAGCTCTTAAACAACTCGCCGCCCACAATGACGTTGTAGCCGTCGTCCCCGCGGCCCTTTGTGCCTTCGGATGACGCCAGCATATCGAGGAATGCTTTAAGATTAGCGATCATTACACGCCTTGCTTTTTGCGGAGCCATTTCAAATAGTCGGCGGCGGCTTCTGGTTCCCAGAAGACGTGGACCACCTCAGATTCATGCCGTGCTTGCGGGTCAATAATAGTAACAGCGCAAGGGCTAATGTGCTGATCGCGGAAACCGCGCTCTTTAGCGTAC